TGAGGATGATGACGAAGACGAAGAAGATTTCGAGTATGACGAGGACGACGACTATTAATGTGGTATAGCCGTGTAACAGCCGACTTGAGTGCGATTCCCGATTTTATCGCACACTATGAAACTGAACTCGAAAACGCTAAAAAAGAATGCCGGGTGGGTGGTATAGTTGAAAAAAACATTACCAGCCTACCTGGTATTACTGAACACAGATTTAATCAATTACAAGAAATCGAAGCTGTTTTAAATTATCTTAATATTCAAATACGCAAAATACGCCGTAAACATTTCCAAAAATATTTGGAAGGTTATGCTAGAGCATTAACTAGTCGTGACGCTGAAAAATATGTAGACGGCGAAGATGAAGTTATCGATTTTGAAACACTAATCAATGAAGTAGCATTGTTACGCAATCGTTACTTAGGTATTATGAAAGCAATGGAAACTAAAAACTTTATGTTAGGTCACATTGTTAGACTTAGAGCCGCCGGAATGGAAGATATACAGGTATAATATGTTTAGAAACGAAGATGAAGCACACCAACATAGTTTAGAAATTCTAAACCAATTAGGCAAATACGAAGATTTTATGTTGTCAATTAAAACACTTGCGGATATCGGATGCGGCACCGGCAAAGATCTAGAGTGGTGGGCCACAAGAACCAACACCGACGAAAGAGCAGAGCCGCTAAACATCCAATGCCAAGGTATAGATATTTTAGATAGTTTACCAATAGCTAAAAAATACGATAATATCACATATCAAAAAGTAGATTTTGAATCTAACATTTATCCGCCACCAAATAAATTTGATGTAATATGGTGCCACGACACATTTCAATATGCTGTTAATCCAATTCAAACATTATCCAACTGGCGTAATATCACTACCGAAGGTGCTATGTTAGCATTATCTATACCACAAACTACTAATATACACCATAAAGATTTAGATTTTAGTCAGCAGGATGGATGTTATTACCATTATACTATTGTTAGTTTAATTCATATGCTAGCCCTAACTGGGTGGGATTGTAAGGCCGGATTTTTTAAAATAGATCCTACAACTAATTGGATTCATGCTATAGTTTATAAAAGCAATAAAACCCCTATGGATCCAAAAACTACTCGTTGGTATGATTTAGTTGAGTCTAAACTTCTGCCAGATTCTGCCGATAAATCAGTGCTAGCCAGGGGATTTTTACATCAGCGGGACTTAGTACTACCCTGGCTAGATAAAAGTCTTACTTGGCTAGGCGCCCAATAAGTTAGTATTCACTTACAAACCCCTAGATTTAGGGGTTTTATTTTGGTTGACATATAATTCCCATTTTGCTATACTATTAACATAGTAAACAAATAGGAGCAATAAATGAAACTAGAAATCGGAACAGAAATTACTTGGATTAGTGCCGCTGGTAAACTAACTGGTAAAATTACTAATATTACACTAAGTCCAAGCGCCGCTGGTACAATTACTCCATGGATTGATATCAAATATAATGGTAATTGTAGTGCTAGATTATGTGCTAACGATGGTTACCTTAAACAAATGAAAGTTGAGTTAGTAGATACTAACTTAGTGGAGCGTACTAATATTATGACTGGTAAAAAGTATTTAGAACCAAAAAATACTCCTGTTTTTATGTCGCCAGCTTGCGAATCCTATTGGACAATGTAATTTAAAATGAATCAAATTTATAACGTCACTTACTCGGCATACCGCCCGGGTAGTACCGAAGTAATTAGTGAAGGCACAATGCCAATTCACGCGACTTCGTTCTATCTGGCGGAGCAAACTGTTAAGGTTATGTTCAGCGGAGCAGAAGTTATTATTCGCTATACGAACATAGCCTAGTTGACAATTAATTCATTTAATCGTATAATAGTACTATTAACAATATAGTTAAGGAGCTAAAAGATGTCAACAATTCTTATTAAAAATGGTGTATATCGTAATCAACCCGTAACTAATGTTTCATTTACATTAGTAAAAGGTTATCAAACTGGAGCCAAAGGAGGCTATGTGACAGTAAAATCTGATGGATATTTTGGTGAAGAATACGAGGATGTTCGTATTAAAGTAAGCTCAATCGAAGACTTAGAATTCGTAACTGAATCAGTACCGGTAGGTGAGTTTGTTGCGCCTATTTTTCATGCCCATGATAAAGCACCAGTAGAAACAGACGATGAAGTCATGGATCGTATCGAACAGCGATTCGAAATCCTACAACAGATGACTCGTGCTACAATTTCCGGTGATGTTCGTGCTATGATTGTAGTAGGTCCTCCGGGAGTAGGTAAGTCGTACGGGGTAGAATTTGAACTTGAAAAAGCTGGATTGTTTGACCGCATTTCTAACAAGAAAATTAAATACGAAGTCGTAAAAGGTGCCATGACCCCGATCGGTCTGTATTGTACACTTTATCGTCACAGCGATTCAAACAATGTGCTAGTATTTGACGACTGTGACTCTGTATTCCAAGATGAACTAGCATTGAATATTCTTAAGGCCGCATTGGATTCCGGCAAGAAGCGTAAGATTCACTGGAATTCAGATTCGGCAATGTTGCGTCGTGAAGGTGTTCCAGATGTATTTGACTTCAAAGGTGGCTGTATCTTTATTACCAATTTGAAGTTTGATAATTTGAAATCTAAGAAAATGCAGGATCACTTAGAAGCATTACAAAGTCGTTGTCACTTTTTGGACTTGACTTTGAACACTATGCGTGATAAATTCTTGCGTATCAAACAGATTTTCCGTCAAGGCCAATTGTTCAAAGATTACGATTTTAGTCCAGAACAAGGTGAAGAGATCCTAGCATTTATGGACGCCAATCAAACTAAATTGCGTGAGATGAGTTTGCGTATGGCACTTAAATTGGCAGATTTAACCAAAGTATCTGATGTTAATTGGAAGTCGTTAGCGGCTAGTACTTGTATGAAAAATATCTAAAATGATTGAAACTCTTAAACTAAAAGCTGGCATTCAGGATAATCCAGATCAAGAAGGATTAGACTTGTTTGCTGAGCTAATAGTTCAAGAGTGTGCTGATTTAGCCTACAGTTATAACATATATGGCAAAGGTCGGCAGTGGAATTTGATTATCAAAGAACATTTTGGATTGACAATTAACGACACAGATTTACCGCCGTATTTAAGAAATTCATAGTACTTGGTTTCCCAGACTAAGTACAAGGTAGCTCCTGGGTTGGAAAACCAACCCGTTTTAGCAGGCACCCATAAAACGGTGCCTGTTTTTTTGCTCTTTGTGTACTAAGTATGCTATAATAAGTGATAATGCGAACAGCTATAATTACAATCCGCGATGAGGTTAATATCAAAATAGAAGGTCTGGAATTGGATGCCAGACGGAAACTAGTAAACACATTTAAATATGATGTGCCTGGTGCTAGATATTTGCCCGCAGTTAGACTTGGTAGATGGGACGGTAAGGTAAGTTATTTCCAACTTGGGGGTAGCACTTATGTAAACCTACTACCAGAAATTATTCCTATTTTAGAAAGTTATAATTATGATATTGAGCTTAATGATCAGCGGACCTATTCTACTAATTTTGAATTTGAAAGAGTAACCGAAGAAACTTTTGCTCATATTAATTGGGGCAAAGGTCATCCTATGGAAGGACAGCCTATTAAATTGCGTGACTATCAAGTTGAAATTATTAATAACTTTTTAGAAAATCCACAATCTATCCAGGAAATTGCTACAGGTGCTGGCAAAACTATTATGACCGCGGCATTAAGTCAGCGATGCGAAGCTCATGGTAGAACTATTGTAATTGTACCTAATAAAAGTCTAGTAACACAGACGGAAAAAGATTATAGAGGGCTAGGCCTAGACGTCGGAGTTTACTTTGGCGATAGAAAAGAATGGGGTAAGAAACATACTATTTGTACTTGGCAATCATTAAATATTTTACTTAAAAATACTAAAAACGGAGCAGATATTACTATCCAAGATTTTATAGAAGATGTGGTATGTATTATGGTAGACGAAGTACACATGGCTAAAGCAGATGCTTTGAAAACATTACTTACTGGTGTGATGAGTCGTATTCCTATTCGCTGGGG